GCTCTTCCGATCTGCTATTAAGGCAGATAGTACTGCGTTAGATACTTTAATTAGCACTGGTATACCTCAAACTATTAGCACAGGTTTAGCGGACTATAAGTTAGAAGTTGGAGCTAACGATGAGCTTTTAATTAGTAACCTAGCTGAAGCAGTAGGATTCGACCAAAGTGATGTGGCTTCTGCAACTGCTGCTGCTGTAGGATTTAACCAAAGCAATTTAGTAAGCGCCTTAGACACTGCGGTTGCATACGACAGTGCGGCCTTAGTAAGTGCCATTGGCTTTGACCCAACTCAACTTACTTCCGACATTGCTTCTTCGGTAGGGTACAGCCCTAATGCTCTATTAGACAAGATTGAACTACTCCAACCTGAAGTATTAACTACTCAAGATTTAAGTAACCTTAGTACGCTGACTGTAGGCGACTTACCTACAGCAGGCTCTATTGCGGAGGCAGTTAGCTACGATCCGGTAGACTTACTGGCTAAAATAGCCTCTGGTCGTCCAGAAACTTTAACTACAGATGACCTAACGGCACTAAGTACATTAACTGTAGAGGACTTGCCTGTAGCTCCTACTACCACAGAAATTGCAGGTGCAGTGAAGTTTGATCTCAATAAACTAGAAACTAACTTAGCTAATGGCGCTTTAGATGTCGATGACCTATCTGCGTTAAGCACCTTAACTGTAGACGATTTACCTACTGCGGGAGAAATTGCAGGGCAGGTAGACTACGACCCAGAAGATCTCCTAGCTAAAATTAAATTAGGTCAACCAGAAGTATTAACTCAAGAAGACCTGTCTGTACTTAGCACATTAACTGTAGAGGACTTACCTATAGCCCCTACTGCTGCTGAAGTTGCCACCGCAGTTGATTACAATCCTACTGAGTTAACTAGCGACTTTACCACTGCTATCACAGACAGCCAAGAGGCACTATCGGAGTTACAAGCAGGACAGACTACTACTATAAAGGGTGCGATTGGTACTTACCAAGCTGCGGTAGACGACGAGGGTACTCTTTTAGTATCTGCGTTTAACAATCTAGATGGCTCTATTATCGCCTTAGATACAGAAGTAGGTAACATAGATGTTAGCAGCTTAGATACTATCCTAAGTGGCGTACAAGCTATCCCAACTACTGCCCTATCGGCTCAACAAGTAACTGACGCTGTAGGGTACAACGCACAGGATCTGTTAGATTCTATCGCCGAAGATGCTTTAACTGACGCAGATTTAGTTAACCTAAGTACTCTTACCTTAGATGATATTCCGGCAGCAGGGGAAATTGCCGGAGCAGTTAACTACGATCCTGACGCTTTGATGACTCGTATTAAAGCCGGTAAAGCCGACGACCTTACCGCAGAGGATCTAACTGCGTTAAGCACTTTAACTACAGACGATTTATCTGATTTAGCGACTCAGGATCTACTAGGTAAAACTTTTGCGACTGCTACCCAAGCTAACGCTTCAGTACAAACATCGCTAGGCCCTATAAGCGGAATCAGCACTAACATAGATAATCTACTATCCGCTGCGGACGCTGATGCTACTGCAAACAGCTTGCGGGATAATGCTATTGCAGATTCTCGCCAAGATGTATTGACCGCGTTGAGCCAAGATGAAGGGGCTATGCGGGCTTTGTTTAGCCAACAGACTGTGGACATACAAGGTGAGCTAGGGGACTACAATGTACGCATAGACAGCGAAACAGGGAGCATAGTAGCCAGCCAACTAAGCACACAGACCAGTGATATGTCTGGGCTTATAGACACCGCTACGGGCACTTTACTTGAAGATTCTGCTACTGGCCTCACTGCGTTAGAGCAGGACATTCTAGATAGCAAAAACGATCTATACACTACGCTTAACACTTCCTTCACTAACGAAGGCGAATTAATCACTAATGCAATAAACGCTAACGGTGACGATATAACAAGAGTATTAGACGATCAAGGTACTCTTACGGAGACCATAACAGACGTAAATGGCATAGTTCAGGATACCGTAGTAACTAACCTCAGCAGTATAATGGACGACACTGGTAGAATTAACACTACTGCGCTTGAGATTGCCGCTGATACAAACGCTGAAAGCATATTTAGTACAATGAAAGAAGTATTCGACGATCAAGGCCTACTGAAGACCGAAGAGTACGATAGGTTTAACAACTTAATTGTTCGGGAGTTTGACGAAAATAACGATATACTAGAGCGGTACTACAACGCAGACGGTACTTTATCTAGTGAAAGGATACTTGGACTAGAAGAGCTACTGTCTTCTCTTTTCCCAGCCGCTCCTTTGGCAGAAGCTGGGGAACTGACCGGCGCTGACAGAAGATTCCTACAAGGATTTAGAACGCAAGGCTTGATGTCAGGCGTATAAGGATATATAATTGATGGCCTCTCCCGACCGCCTAGACAGAATAGAATCAAAACTTGACCGCCTTTCCGAGGTGGTCATTCAACTAGCCCGCATTGAAGAACGTATGGACACCGTATTTCGTCGTATGAGTAACTACGAGAAAAACAGTCTAAACGATCAATCTCGTATTCGCAATCTAGAATCTGAAGTACAAGACAATAAGGCAAAAGCTGTTTTTGGCGAGAGGATTTTCTGGTTGGTAGTAACCGCCAGCATCAGTACTCTCTTTTATTTTCTAAGGTAAAAACTATGAATATCCCAAACTCAGTATCCCCAGAAGGCATTGCCCTAATTAAACGCTTTGAAGGTTGCCATAAAGTCAACCCAGATGGCAGCTATCGTTCGTATCGCTGTTTATCAGGTAAGTGGACTATAGGATTCGGGCATACTCAGGCAGTTCGCTCTGGTATGTCTGCTAGTCGAGAAGTGTGTGAAACCTATCTAGAAGAGGATATGCGTAAAGTATGTGCTCAGATTAAGCAGATAGTAAGTGTACCGTTAAGCCAACCTCAGTTAGATGCTCTAGCATCCTTTGTGTTTAACGTAGGGTTAGCTGAGTTTAAGAAGTCTGTACTACTCAAAAAACTTAATCTAGGGCAGTACTATTCAGTACCGTCTGAAATGACTAAGTGGAACAAAGCTAAAGTAGATGGTGTCGTAACTGAACTATCAGGATTAACTCGCAGAAGGGCAGCAGAAAGCTCTCTGTGGGCTTTAGAAGGGGACCTAGGGGAGTTGGAGCCAGTAATGCCTCAACGCCCTCAGATAGCTCCTTTGGCATCTCTAAGCCGCTCCAAGACTATTTGGGGTGCATCCTTCGCAGCAGCCGGTGTGTTGTGTGCAGAAGTAATTGAACGAATACACTCATTGGCATCTTACTCAAGTGCTGTTGGTTATGTGTGCGTAGCAGTAGCCTTGTGTGGATTAGGCACAGTAGCGTACTCAAGAGTAAAAGACCATAAAGAAGGAATACATTAAAGGTGAATAATAATAATGGCTAATACCGTAGAATCAAGAACAAGTGGCCTCCCTGCGGCCTCCACTAACTTTAACGACTTAGTAGGGGCATCTAACACTACTGCTAGTACTGCTCTAGGGGGTTTAGGTGCGCTTAGTAGTGACGCTAAACAAAGCGAAAACCCTAACCTGAGAAATACAGCAGCAGAGTTTAGGCAGCTAGAAACCATAGGCGGGCTTACTGCGGATCAAACTGCGGCAGGGTTAGTTACTGGTGCTGTAGATATTATACGAGACGACCAACGTCTAGCAGGCAACATCCCGACTATAACTGGCGGACAGATTCAATCAGGTCTACTAGACTCAACCGACCCTAGATACTCTTTAGACCCTACTGCGGGAGCTATAGACATTGCGGTTGCTCCTGCGGCAGAAACTATACAAACTCAAGACTCTAGAACTGGGACAGAAGGGCAGTATGACGTTGCTTCTTCTGTAGATGCGGTAGAAGACGTTTTAGCTGTAGGTGCGGAAGGTACTCTCAGTGAAGACACCGTTATTGACGAAGCTGCCCAAATAGATATAAGTGCTACTGCTAGAGGGGAGACTGAGTTAGGGGACGCATTAGACGACCATGTAAGTTACGACATTGCTAATGTAATAGACACCAGTACTGTAGCAGGTAAGCTACTAGCAGACGAGCTGGGCGAAGGTAACTACATAGATTCTAAAGCCACTATTAAAGGGCAGTTAGATATACTAGCTAAAGACTTCACTGACTCTAACGGTAATCCTGTCATCCCTACATGGGCAGCTAGCAGTTATCGCGGTGTTAATCGTATGATGGCATTCAAAGGTGTATCTGGTACTGCGGCTATGGCTGCTGTGTCTGCTGCACTAATGGAATCTTCATTAGATATAGCTAAAGGGGACTCTAAGTTTTTCGAGACTATTACCTTACGAAATCTAGATAATGCCCAACAGACTACTATAAATAGAGCTAACGTGCTGTCTAAATTGGAGATAGCTAACTTAGATAACCGACAGGAAGCCTTAGTAACTAACGCCAAATCCTTCTTGGCTTTAGATTTAAAGAATCTAGACAATGACCAGCAAGCAGAGTTAGTGAATGCAGAAATGCGCTCTCAGGCAATCTTTGACGAAACTAATGCGGTAAACATCCAACGCAAGTTTGAAGCCCAGACTGAAGTTGAGCTAATGCAAACATACGACACTTTGAAAGTAGAAGTGGATCAGTTTAACGCTAACCAAAGGCAGGCCCACGCTGAGTTTGTTACTAATACAGACCTAGCTGAATCTAAATTTAATGCCGACCTAGCTAACCAACGAGAGCAGTTTGAAATAAAAAACCAGCTTTTGATAGATGATACTAATGCTAAATGGCGACAAGATATTACTTTAACCAATACAGAAATGGCGTTTACCGCAGCAGCTACTGACATTAAAAACTCTCTAGCTATCTCGGTAGAAGGTTTGAACCGTCTCTGGGACCAAGCAGACGCTGCGTTCGATTATCTGTGGAAGGCTACTGAAAACGAGTTAGATAGATCGTCATCTTTATCGCAGACTATTATCTCTGGTGAGTATGGGGAGTCTGCTTCTAAAAGAGATGCGGCGGCAAGAAAGTCAGCAGGTAAATCGTCTATGCTAGGTTCTATAATAGGTGGCATCATCGGGATAAGTGATCGTCGCCTGAAGAAAAACATTAAGAAGGTTGGGCGTAACCTCGCAGGTTACGGGTATTACACTTGGGAATGGACCGACGAAGCTCTAGAGTTAGGGGCAGCACAATACGGTACTGAAGGGGTTATTGCTCAAGAGATACAAGAAGTATACCCAGAGGCAGTAATTACTAACCTAGATACTGGCTACCTAATGGTTAACTACTCTTTACTGGAGACTAAAGCAGCATGAATTTAAACACAGCATTTAAACGAAGTATATCCCGTTATTTAGACGGGGTTGGGGTAAAGGAAATAGACAACGCTAGCGAAGAGCCATTTGTATTCACTTTAGATACGTTAGAAGCTATTGCAGATACAGTATTGGAAGATAAACGTACTGCTAAGAAAAAAGCAGATAAGAAAAAGAAGCGCAATAAAAAGAAAGTCGAGGAGCTAGATACAGATGAGGAATAAAAAGTATGCCGCAATAGACGGCCCTATCCCCGGCGAAAACTTAATCTCCGACGAAAGAAACTACCCTTGGAGAAGAGCACCTGACTACGCAGATCTAAACGATGCTATGGAATTTCTCATAGATAGCATATCAGAGAAGCCTAAGTTATTTGCAGTTTTAAATGCGCTAGAAAATGAAATAACAGTGGCTCAGTTTTCTCAGACAATAGTAATGAGTGCCATGACTCAAGGTAGATTTACCTTAGACTTTGCCCTTCTTTTAGCGGGGCCTCTAGCCAAGTACATCTCTATATTAGCTGAAGGCTACGACGTAGATTATGACATGGGCGTAGAAGAAGAGTACACATTCTATCCTAAACAACTTGTGGATGCTTCTCAGTTAGATTTCGATACTGAAAAAGAAATGAGTACCATCACTGAAGACGAAGAAGAAGACGTTAATGAAGAGGCCAGAGAAGGTTTGATGATGGCTATGAGAGAAGAGCCTGCTGAAGTAGCCTCTGAGGAAGAACAAGACTCCATGTTGGGGTATAACAAAGACGAAGACGAGGAGTTAGTATAATGGCTGCACCAGACGTATATTCAAGTTTTATGAGCGGGTTCTCCGAGTCATACGGCATGGCTTCTAAAATGAAAAGTGAAAGAGAAAAGAGCGCCTTAACTAAAGCTGCCACATTGGTATCTGGGGTAGACGATTGGAAAGAGGTCAAAGCTGACCGAGATCTTATGTTGACTCAAGCTCAACAGATGGTGGAAGAGTTAGATTTAAGCAAGGACGGCACTAACGCTGCTCTAAAAGAAGTATATAAAAGACTAGAGGCCAACCAAACTTCAAAGGAAAGATACAAAGTAGTTAAGGAATCCCTAGTAGATTCTGGAACTACCTCCTTTAGCCTAGATCCGAATTATAAACCAGAAGAAACTGAAGTGGATGCCCAAACAGAAGAGGCTATTCCGGGAGTTAAAAACCCAGATAACCAACTTACTCCAGAGAAAAAGGAAGTAGTGGACACTGGGCTAGGTAAAGTAGTAGAAGAGAGAGACGTACCCGATAACACTGAAAAAGGCTCGAAAATAAGTAAGTTTCTAGGTCTGTTCGATGGGCAAGGTAGGATAGATGCTCGTGCATTAGAAGTAGCCTCGGATGCTGTAGGGGGTGATGACATCCTTTCTGAATACAGAGCGTATCAAACTACAGGGAAGCTACCTACTCTAGCTGAGTTTGCGGATTTACCTGACGACGTTTCTATTGTTGTAGGCTACTCAACGCCTCTAGGTAAGGGTTGGACAGTGGAGAAAATAGCAAAAGATTTAGGTACTGCTGAACAGGCTCACGCTTTCCTAGCTACCTTAAAAGGCCCTGAACATGAAAAGGCTAGGAAGTATCTGGTCGAGTACGCAGCTAGCGTAAAAGATTCGAATAGCCTATACAATATATCTATGGGGGTGACTAAGCCTGACGAAATTAGGAATGCGGCATTGTTCGAAGCTAAAGTAGAAGCCGGTATACTTCGTGCTACCGATGGGAAGCCTAATTTAGATACTTTCGGTGGTATTTTCAAGGCTTGGGAGAAAGCAGATAGAGAAATAGGCCTAAGTTACGCGGATAGCACTAAAGGTAAACTGCTTGCCGGAGCCACCACTCCAGTACTGGCGGAACAAGCTAGAGGGCAGATAGACTCATTAGTAGCAGCAGGCGAGCTTACAGAAGAGGAGGGGGTAGACTTAGACACCACCCTCTCCGATCTAAAAGAAAGTATGATTAAAGTTAAATCCGCCGAGGCAGAAGCTACTAAAAATCCTACTTCGTATGTAGACAGAAAGAAAGCTAACATAATACTAGCAGACGGCACTGCTGTAGGTGTAGGTAGCATAGACACCAATGGTGATTTCAGATTACATGGAAAGAAACTGGAAACCACCGTTAACGGGCAGTCTTATTTTGCAGTGAGCGACGACGAGCTTTCTCGTTTTGATACCGTATCAAAGGAGATTAAAGGTTTTAATACTAAGTTACAGGGCCTTAACAGCGCCTTAGTTAGAATGAATAAAATGTCGAAGCTAGTTGAGAGGACGGGGGGTGATGTACTTACAGAAGCAGCAGGAATATCCCAAGGCCTTACTATGTTCTCTAAGTCTATGGATTTCTTCCTTGAAGCAGGGCTGTCCGGTAACGGTCCTATCGACATAAAAAATGTGTACACCGGTATGGATGGAAATACACAAGGAATAATCACGGATATGCTAGGGTTGGAAATCCCCAAGCTAAGTGCGGATGCAGCTAGGTTTGCTTCCCTTAAAATACAGGCGGCATATGCCTTAGCTCAGGCACTTGGGCAGGAAGGTAAAGGTCTTTCGGATACGGATTTAGCTTTGCAGCTAAAATCTATAGCAGGCACAAGCAACCCTGCTGCGTTTCAGGATATGCTCCACAGTATAGTGGATAATGTATATAAAGGAGTAAGGACGGAGAAGAAGGCCTACTTGGATAAATTTAAAAGTAATTTCATTAGAAGTGAATTAGTAGACCTACAGCCCCAGATAAAGGATGACTATATCCGATCAACTTTAGCTCCTTCTAGCCAGACTTACTTGGATGCGGCATTAGCTTATACCGCAGGAACCGAAGCTATTACCCCTGTCACTGACCCTAAAGAAGAGACCAAAGACGAGCTAGACGCAAGGCTCAGAGCCAAATATGGGCTACCCCCGAAAAGCTAAAACCCAATAGGATACCTTAAATGTCTACAAAAAAAGAACAAGATATACAAGAGTTACTAAATAGATACGCATCCACAGGTGACGAAGACTATCTGACGTTAGCTAAGGACCTTGATGCTGCTATGGGTACTGTAGAACCGCCCAAAGAATTACCTACTCCTACCATTGGTATGTACGAAGGTATGACAATGGAGCAGCAACAGGGTCTATTTAAGCAGTACCAAGATGACCCTCGTGTACGCAAAACGGGGCCACTAGGTCTGCCTGTAGGAGAGGATACTTTCTTAGGTGAGCTAGCGTTTGTGGATGCAGAAGGGCAGTCGTATAAAGTACCAGAGCCTACCGCCGGAAAGGTAGCAGGCACAGAGGTAGATTTTCGTCCTGACACTGCAACTGTTGTAGGGCAGACTATGCTTCGTAATGTCCCCGCTAACGCAGCAGATACGATAGGTACTCTATTTAGAGTAGCGGGTCAGTCGCTAAAAGAACAAGAGGACCAGTCTGCTCTAGGGGGTGCTGTAGGGAGCGGGTTAAACACTGTAGGTGACGCACTAACTGGCTTTGCGGACGCTATACCTAAAGTGAAAGCAGGCGACGACATTAGTGATTCTGTTACTGTAGGTCTAACTGAGTTTGGTTCAGGGGGTGTTTTTGTCGCAGGCCTACTTAAAAACCTAAGTGGGACCATGGTAAAGAATACAGGTAAGGTTATCGCTGTAGAAACTGGAGGGGTATCTACTTTAGGAGTAGACGTAGACGACGGTATTGTCGTGGGGGAAGACTCTCTAGTAGGCCTCGATCTAGATCCCTTCGGTGCAAACGAAGAAGGTATATCCACAGACCAAAAGATCTTACGTCAGAAGCTAAACTTAGCAGTAGACGGTTCGGGCTTTGCTAAAACTCTGGAAGGTGCAATAGCGGTAGCCCCTAAAGTAGTTAACTTTATAGGGGGTACATTGCGTACAGTATTAAAATCCCCAACTAAAGAAGGTATGCAGGAAGGGGTAGTAAAAGATTTAGTAGATACTATAGCTAGTGTTAACCCTGAACCCGGCTCTAATATAGTAACTCACCGACAGATACTGGACGAAGTTATACGTTATTTAGATGAAGGGGACCCTTCTACAGTTAAGATACTTTTAGACGAAGGGGAAGACCAAGTTGAGTTAGTACTTAACACACTACAGACCTTAGAAAGAAACCCTGCATTCTCAGACGCTACTAGACAGCAGATCCGTAATATGATGGATGGTGTACGAGGTAGAGCAGAAGTACAAGTATCCGAAGCTAAACAAGTATCTCAATTAGAAAGTGCAGTTACAGATAAAGCGACTACACTAGGAAAAGAAGGCACGTCTCCTAGAGGAACAGCGGAAGCACTTACAGGGGCCGCTAGAGAAGGCGATCTGGCTACTGGAGTCAAGGAATTAGAGCAGTTGGAAGCCGCAAAGGCTGGAGCGGAGTCTAAGGTAGCAGAAGAGATTCTACAAGGCCTAGACGCAGTTCCCACTACTAAACTACAAGAGATTATTGCGTCTGCTAAAAAGATGGGTATTGTAGGTTTACAGAATCTAAAGAACAAAACTCAAGAGCAGGTATCGGAGTCGCTGTTTAATACTTGGGTTTCCATGACTACTCGTAAAGATGAGCTATTCTCCAATGTTAAAGGTGGCGACATAAGCGATCCTGAAGGAGTAGAAACCCTCATAAACGCTTTAGACAAAGTAGAGGGATTAGACCCTCAGAATGCACTAAAAGCTAAGACGGGTATACAGGAAACTCAACTAGAAAAGTTAATTGCCTTAAAAAAACCTAGAGTACTAGAAGCTGCTACTGAAGACACCCCAGAAGTAGTAGAAACCGCTGAAGAAGTAGCTGAAAGATTAGTAGAATTTTTTAGAAACAACTCTGAGTTTGATTTAGGTTACTTTTTTAGAGAGATACGCCCTCAACTTGCACAACAGGTCGATTCTATTCTAGGCCCTAATGGTCCTATCAATAAAGACGCTGCAATTCCTATGCGATCTTTCATTCAATTCCTAGATTCTCAGATGGACTCTCTTGCTAAACAAGGCGACGAGGTAGGGGTAGCTGCAAAAGAAGCTATGGAATACTTTAAGGGTCCGTATGCTACTTACTGGAGAGATGGCCCTCTAAAAGATTTAGGTAATCTATACCGACAGACCTCTACTATATCAAAAGGTAAAGAGGCTGTAGAAGAAGCGGTAGACGAGGCTTCTGGGCAAATGCCGTTAGGTATAGCCGATGAAGCAGCCGGAGACCCCACTGTTGCAGTAAAACAGCCGGTAACTCAGGCCGAAGAAACTATACGCTCTGTGCAAGAGATTATATCTAGCCCAGAAAGATACCTTAGCTTCGAGCAAGTAGCTAAACTCATGGATGAAGCAGGGGAAGGGGCCGGTGATCTACACGATTTAGTGTATGTAGATCTAATTTCATCTCTACAGGTGGCCTTGAAGACACAGGAAGCCGGTACGAGCACTGTACCTGCCCTTTTAGAGAGAGTACGCCAGTATGCGTCTACTTTAATGAAGACTGAACAACAGAAAGCAAAACAGTTAGATTCTCTTCTCGATACTCTGGCACACAACACCTAAGACGTTTCACAACTAACTAA